TCGGCGTCGGCCACGGGCTCCAGCGGCTCGGCGTCGGCCACGGGCGACAGAGGCTCGGCGTCGGCCACGGGCTCCAGAGGCTCGGCGTCGGCCACGGGCGACAGAGGCTCGGCGTCGGCCACGGGCTCCAGCGGCTCGGCGTCGGCCACGGGCTATAGCGGCTCGGCGTCGGCCACGGGCGACAGAGGCTCGGCGTCGGCCACGGGCTCCAGCGGCTCGGCGTCGGCCACGGGCGACAGAGGCTCGGCGTCGGCCACGGGCTCCAGAGGCTCGGCGTCGGCCACGGGCGACAGAGGCTCGGCGTCGGCCACGGGCTCCAGCGGCTCGGCGTCGGCCACGGGCTATAGCGGCTCGGCGTCGGCCACGGGCTATAGCGGCTCGGCGTCGGCCACGGGCTCCAGCGGCTCGGCGTCGGCCACGGGCTACAGAGGCTCGGCGTCGGCCACGGGCTCCAGCGGCTCGGCGTCGGCCACGGGCGACAGAGGCTCGGCGTCAGCCACGGGCGACAGCGGCTCGGCGTCGGCCACGGGCGTGCACTCCGTTGCCCTCGGCGGAGGATTTGAGAGCCGCGCGATGGCCGGCGAAGGCTGCCTGCTCGTGCTCGTCGAGCGCGACGCGAAGACCGGTGCGATCTTGCACCACTTCGCCGGCATGGTCGGCGCCAAGCGCAAGGCCAAGCCTGGCGTCTGGTACACCCTGCGCGGCGGCAAGCTGACTGAGGTCGAGCCGTGAGCTCCTCCCTGCGCATCGGGTCCTCCTGCGTCCCCGTGCGCACCTTCGGACGGTGCTCCGTCTGTGGGTGGGGAGAGGGTGCGGCTCTGCCGTGGATGAACCGTCACGGTGGAGACGACCTCTGTAACGAGTGCCTCGCGTGGCGGCTCTATTGGGTGATCCGACTCTCGGAAGCGAGGGAGAGGGGGAAGGTCCGCACATGGGTGCGCTCGCTCACCGCGAAGTAGAGCAGGCGGTTCTCGCCCTCGCTCTGATCGCCGAGGACCTCGCCGATCGGATCGTCGCGGAACTGACTCCGGAGGACTTCTACGGGAAGCATCACCGGCTGATTTTTGAGTCCGTCAGTCGGCTGCGTGGGGCGAAGAAGCCGGTGGACATCATCACCCTGAAGGGCGACCTCGAGTCGCACGGGGAGCTTGGCGAGGTGGGCGGCGTCGGGGTGCTCGCCGAGCTCGACGCCAACCTCCCCTCGTTCGAGCGGATCGGGACCTACATCGCATTTCTGCGCTCGGCGACCATCCGCCGCGAGCTCGCCGCGCACTGCGAGGACGTCCGCTCGCGAGCACAGCGCGGGGAGGGAGAGACTCACCAGCTCCTCTCCGAACTGAGCGTGGTGGTGCGCCGGCTGGAGGACGAGACGAAGCCGACGAAGGGATTCGCTCCGGCGAGCGCCGGCTTCTCCATGGTGCGAGAGCGCGTCGAGCGCCCGGCTCCGCGGGGGCTGATCGGCGTCCCCTCGGGGTTCCCCGGGCTGGACAAGATCCTCGCCGGTTGGTGCCCTGGTCTCATCACGATCGCCGCGCGGACGGGCCAGGGGAAGACCGCTTTCGCCCTCGGGGCCGCCAAGCACGCGGCCGAGTTCGGCTTCCCCACCGCGTACCTCAGCATGGAGATGGGGATCGAGGAGCTCGGCGTCCGCCTCGTGTCCGCCGAGACCGGGATCGAGCACTACCGCGTGCGGTCCGGCTACCTCAGCGAGCGCGAGCGCGCGTCGGTGCGCCAGGCGATGGAAACGATGCAGGACCTCCCCCTCCTGATCGACGACACACCGGTCTGGACCCCGTCCAGGCTCGCCACACTCGCCCGCCGCGCCGTGGCGGATCGCGGGGTCAAGCTCTTGATCGTCGATTACCTCGGCCTCATGGGACCCGACCCCGTGCGCGGAGAGCGCGAGAAAAAGCACATCTGGCTCGGCGACATATCGCGCTCGATCAAGCTGCTCTCCCGGGAGCTACGCCTGCCGATCCTGATGCTCCACCAGCTCAACCGCGACGTCGAGAAGAGGCCGGGGGGGAGACCGCAGCTCTCCGACCTGAAGGACTCCGGCTCGATCGAGCAGGACTCCGACGCCGTGTGCTTCATCCACCGGCCCCCGGAGGGGCCAGTCTTCATCGTCGCGAAGCACCGCAACGGCTCACTCGGGGACGTGCCCATGAAGGACCGTCTCGACGTGTGTCGATTCGACCCATGACCAAGAGAGGAGAACGATGAGCGAAACCAAGAGCAGCACGATCGGTCACGCCCTGGTCGCGATGTACGGCAATCTCCGCACCGAATTTCGGTTGGGGTTCAACGGAGAGTTCGTCTTCGGCGACTTCAACCCATCTGCCGATTTCGATCCCGTCGACTCCGACCCGAAGCGGTTCGCGGCAGCGTTCAGGGCGCGCTACGGGGTCGATCGCCTCGGCACCGTCGGCGAGTGGCTCAACGGCAAGAACTTCTACCCCGACGTGATCGAGTTCCTCCTCTACCACCCGGACAACCCGCTCGACCTGACGCCCGAGGCGATCCGCTCGCTCACGACGCCGCCGATCAACGGCACCCGCGAGTGGATGGTGGCGCGGCAGGACTGCTGCTGCGTGATGGTCGCAGGCATCCCGTCGATGGAGGCGCTCGAGATGCTCGCCAAGGCGCTCGGCTACGGCGCCGCGCCGCAGCCGGCCCCTGTCGCCCCGGCTCAGTCGGACGACGATCTCTCGATCTCGATCGTCTTCGACGGTCCCCCGGGACCGGTGTCCGGACGGTTCGTCGAGGTAGAGGACGGGTCAGGTCGCTCGATCATCCTCGGACGGTGGCAAGAGGACGGGGAGTACTGGCGACTCGTGATCGGTCGGGCCGACGTTGCCCAGTTCTTTGGGCACCCGGTGAGCGCCGCGCCGCCTGCGGCGCAGCCGAGCCAGGCCGTCACCTACGGCCTCACCTACGTCCTCACCCCGCTGGCGCCGGTCGAGCAGCGGGCCGGCGAGATCGCGAACCTGGTCGAAGATGCGTGGAATCGAGACGCCCCGTCGTGGGTCCGTCAGATCATCCCTGGATCTTTCGTCGGCAACCTCGCCGAGTCGGTGGCCCTGATCGCGATCCCGATCTGGCGGCTGGCGCAGGAGAGGATCGCCCAGAGGACCGCGGAGATCCTGCGGGAGGGCGGCAAGTGATCGCGTGGATGCAGCGCATCTTGCTCACCCGGTGGCTCTGGGTGATGGCCAGGCGCCACACTACCGGCGAGGTGCGTATGTTCCTTCGCTGGCGGCTCATCCTGTCCGGATGGGAGGAGTGCCCATGGAAGGAGTAGCGACAACGAACGAGAAGGAACCGGGATGGGTCTTTCACGCTGCCGGGATGGTCGAGATTGCAGCGTGCGAGGCTGGCCTGTGGTCTACACGGGACATGCTGTCGGCGATCATGAGCCGCGCGGTGAACGCCCTCGACGAGCTGCAACATGAGCCGCCCGGTGACGACGCGATCGGCCGGCGGATCGAAGCGGCCGGAACGATCAGGGACGACTGCGCGAGGCTGCTCGCGTCGTACGCGGAGTACGAACGATGAAGACCATGCTCGGGATCGACCCCGGTACCGCCTGCGGGTGGGCGTTGCTCCGGGACGGGAAGCTCATCGAGGCCGGGGCGTGGGACCTCGGGGCGCGCCGGCACGAGGGAGGCGGGATGCGCTTCTTGCGCCTCCGCTCCCTCCTCGCAGAGGTCGGCAGGATGTCGATCGACGCCGTGGCCTACGAGGAGATCCGGAGGCACAAGGGTGTCGACGCTGCCCACATCTACGGCGGCATCATCGCGACGCTGTCGTCGTGGTGCGAGGAGCGCGGGACGCCGTACCAGGGGGTGCCCGTCGGGACAGTGAAGAAGCTCGCCACGGGGAAGGGCAACGCGGAGAAGGTGTACATGCTGGCGGCGGCACTGGAGAAGTGGCCGACGCTGAGGGAGTCCAAGGTAACTCACGACGTCGCCGACGCCTGCTGGATCGCCGAGACGGCGGCGCAGCGGCTCGGGTGGTGGGGAGGTGCGCGGTGAACGACGAACCCGCCCTCCGCAAGCGGGCTGCGAAGTGGGCTTACATGGAAACCGAGGGGCAGGAGCAATACAATGTCGCCACCGACGCATACCTCGCCGGTGCGCGCGAGGAGAAGGAGAGGGCGCTGGATCAGTCGCACACCACATCATGCGGCCACACATGGACTATGCGGCAAACCGCCTGCCCGGAGTGCTTCGCTGTGCTCAAGTCCGAAAACGTCCGACTCCGCCGCCTCGCCGCTCTTCGCGTCAAAGGCGTCGGGAACCTCTACCACGACGACGGCGAGCTACAGGACAGCACCGTCCACCCATTCATCGACTGGATGCGCGACAGCGCCGACGAGATCGAGCGTGCTCTCGAGATTCGTGCGCGTGCTGCTTTGGCCGCGAAGTCGCAGGCCGAGCCGAAATTGGCAGGAGAGAGCAACATGCACACGATGACCGACTTGCAGCGCAAGCTGTACGATCACTTCGCGGCCCAGGGCCGAACCGGAAGCGCTGACCCGATGTTCAACGCCGAAACCGGCCGATTGTACCTGTCGCCGCCGTCTCGCGACGGCCAGTTCCGTGGAACCGCGTTTTGCGGCGAGGAGCGCTCCTGCCTCTACGTCGAGATGGACGGCACCCTCGTCGAGCGCCTCGTCGGACATCGGTCCGCGGCCTGGGACTGGAAGGCGACGGAGACGCGCCGCATCGTGGCCAAGGCGCAGGCCGAGACGGTAGACTGCCCCTCTGCCATTCGCACCCGACTGATGCGCGCGGCGTCCGTGATCGAAGCGCTTGGAGAGGAAGAGACGCCGGGAGGTGCGCGGTGAGCGGTGCGACGTCGATCGAGTGGACCGATGTCACCTGGAACCCGGTGCGCGGCTGCTCGCGGGTGTCGGAGGGGTGCCGCCACTGTTACGCCGAGACGTTCGCGGCGCGCGGTCTCCCGTCGCATCGCTCGCCCAGGACTGGCGATTCGTTCGCTACACACACCGGCGCCGGCCCGCGCTGGACGGGCAAGGTCGAGCTGATCCCCGAGAAGCTCGACGAGCCGCTGAACTGGAGGAAGCCGCGCCGGGTGTTCGTCAACAGCATGAGCGACCTGTTCCACGAGAAGCTGAGCGACGAGGCGATCGCCGCCGTCTTTGGGGTGATGGCCGCGTGCCCGCAGCACACGTTTCAGGTGCTGACCAAGCGGCCGGAGCGGATGCGGGAGTGGGTGTTCGGATCGGGTGAGGCGCTGACGTTCGATGCCGGAGAAAAGCTGGCTGGCGACAACGGGTGGTGCCACGCACACGAAGGCGAAGCGTGGCCGCTGCCCAACGTCCACCTCGGCGTCAGCGTCGAGGACCAGGCGACCGCCGACGAGCGCATCCCGCTCCTGCTCCAGACGCCGGCCGCGCTGAGGTTCGTCTCCTACGAGCCGGCTCTCGGGCCGATTGAATTCCCGTCCGGTTGGTTGAGCACCGAAGGGTCGTACCTGTGCCCGGCCTGTGGCGAGTCGGGGTGCAATTGCGGAGCGATCGATTGGCTGATCGTCGGCGGCGAGAGCGGGCCTGGCGCGCGGCCGTGCGATCTCGCCTGGATCCGCGCGGCCGTCGAGCAGTGTCGTGACGCGGGCGTCCCGGTCTTCGTCAAGCAGCTCGGGGCATGGCCACTCGTCTATCGGTCCGAGGCGGAGAGGATGGAAGCGGCTGGGCAACGCGTCGCCTGGGACGACTCCGGCGAGAACACGAGTGCTCGGTTGGTTCTTCGGTCCCGCAAGGGGAACAACCTGGCCGAGTGGCCGGAGGACCTACGGGTCCGCGAGCTGCCGGGAGGTGCGGGGTGAGCCGCTTTCGAGAAGGTGTGTACTCGCTCGAGGAAATGCGCCGCTGGTCGATCGTGGTGTTTGGCGTTGACCTGACGGAGGGGCTGTAGTGAACTCCTATCTCGGCAGCGGGGACCACGGCCACACCTCGAGGTAGCGCTCTGGGTGAGCGGTGGCGTAGTCGTCGATGTGGTCCGGAGTGCAGAGGTCGGCCGGCACTCCGAAGTCGAACCCGGCGGCCCGATACGACTGAGCGACGTGGCGAGCGCAGGTGGTGAACTTCTTTGAGTCGATGGCCTTGCGGAAGAACACCACCTCGCGCCCCCGCCCTCGCGACAGGAGAGCATCCCCTAGATGCAGGACGAGCTGCCCGAAGCCGTAGCGCGTCCCCCGGTCGGAGACGGCCAGCGCTGAGTCAATGATGGTGTCGAGCTCGCGCCCTGAGACGTTGAGCGGACGGACGATCCTGACCGGCGTCCCCTCGGCCATGTAGCCGTGCAGCGTGCGCACCGAGACGCCACGGCCCACCGCCTCGGAGACCAGCGCCTCGAGCACGTAGCCGCCGCGAACGATCAGCCCCGCGTGGGAGGCGAAGGACTCCTCCTCACCGGGGCCACGTTCCGCCTTTCGGATCGTCTTGCCGAGCCATCCAGGGGATGCCGTGAGGAGGATGTCCCCAGGGACGAGGAGCACCCCGTTCACGGCTTCGGGTCCCACTCGACGTGGATGTGCTCGTTCGGCGTCCCTGCCTTCTCGTGGACGACGTCGAACTCTGAGCCGAGGGCCTCGCGCAGCTCCGCGGCGATCACGGGGCGCAGCGCCGCTGGGACATTGTGCGTCCGCAGGTCGACCGCCCGGCCGGAGTAGTGCAGCGAGTTCTTGCGGTGCTCCCCGTCGTTGAGGCTGGTGACGATCAGGTTGCACCCGTGGTTGCCGTAGACGACGGCGGCGTCCGCGATGGCGCGGAAGACCCGAGGCGAGATCGACGCGACTCTGACCTCGGGTCCCTTGAAGCTGATCCAGGCGCCGGGCATCAGTCCCCCCGCGGGTGGAGCAGGACGCGCATGAGCTCTCCGAGCTTTCGGTCGACCTCCCCGACCGCCCGCTCCTGCCTGTCCTGCCACTCGATCATTGACCGGTACTGCGCTTCGAGAGCGGCGAGCCGCTCCCCGTGGTTGCTCCGCTCGAGGTCACGCACGCGAGCGAGTACGTCGCGCATGAGCCACCCGCCGATTGCGACGAGGAGGCCGACGATGGACTCGACCGCTCGCCACACCACTTCCCAGGCTGTCGTCGGCATTCAAGCTCCCCTCCCCGGCAGTTACCGCCGCAGGTCGCAGACCTTCCGGTCTCCGGTGTCCGAGCACCACAGGTCGAGTAGCGCCACTGCGAAGTCGTCCGGGCCGCCCGTGAATAGGGCGCGCTGCCCCGAGTCCCACTTCGGTTCCTTCCGCGGGTCCTGGAGCACGAGGTTCAGCCCGTCCACCCTGAGCCGGTCGTAGGTCTCGGCGCCGACGACGCGCTGAAGGCGGAAGAGGAGGTCGTCGAATCCCTGCTGGAAGGTCGATTGCGTCGCAGCCGTCCACGCCCGGTTGTCCGTGGTGTAGACGAAGAGCGATCCCCGTCCGGTGTTCCAGACGGCCTGCGGAGCCCCGAACGGGACCGTCAGCTCGGGTTCGGTGGGGGTCTTTGAGGGGAGGAGCTTGTCGCACGCCGCCACGCTGAGCGCGAGGGCGAGCACGAGCAGGAGGAGTCCGAGGTCGCGGTAGCGCATCACTTCGCCTCCGAGAGGTTGATGTCGGACGCCACGACGTAGACCTGCCTGGACGCGCCAGGGTCCACGCGGAGCATCCCCTTCACGAGGAGACGGTCCCCTCGCCTCACCCGCTCGCACTCCTTGGCGGCGTCGCAGAGCACGCGGACGGGGCCGTCGAGCGGCAGGTTCGAGGCCGCGAGCAGGATCATCCTGCTACCGAACGGCGTCTCGGCGACCTCAGTGTCGTTGAGCGCGGTCCCGCGCAGAACCACGGCGTTGTCGGCGCGCATCTTGAACTCGAGCGCGTGGACCGGGGGGACAGCGAGCGCCATGGCTCCGACCACGGCGAGCACCACGAGTCCCAGGATGGTGAGCAGCTTCTTCATCTTCGTCTCCTCTCATCGGAAGCCGGCGAGCAGGTGCGCTCGGGCTTTCTCTCGGGCGGCGTCCTGCGCGAATCGCAGGGCCTTCCGCCGTGCTTCGTCGTTCGCGGCCTTGTACCAGGATGCCTCGACCATCTTGAGCATGCGGGCTCGCGTCTCCTGCCCCGCCTCCTCCTGGTAGCCGCGCCACTCGTCGTTCGTCAGTTCCCGCCGCTTGCCGTTGACCGTGACCGCGCGATCGAGATAGCCGACGTCCAGGCCCAGCCGGCGGAGTTCGCCGATCACCGGGTCGCTGGTCTGGTCGGTCGTGCGCTTCAGCGGGTTCAACAGGGAGTCGACCAAGCCACCCTCTCGGGCGACCGGTGCGCCGAATTGGTTCAGCCGCGGGGGGAGCTCCTGCGAGATCCCGGGGATTCTCCCCTGCACCGACTCCAGGACGTTCTCGTTCTCGCGGATGTAGGGGTCCGTGCCGCGCGCTACGCCAGCCAGGAGCGAGGCCGCCGGGACCATCCCGCCGGCCACGTTCTTCGCCACGCGGGCGCCTTGCTTCGCCGGGTCGTTGGTCATCTTCACGACCGACTCGAGGCCGGTGAGGAAGGGCTGATCGGCGATCGTCCGAAGGACCGCCGCCGCCGAACCGCCGGCCACGCCGGAGACGGTGCGGTCGGACTTGTTGATGAGGTCGTAGGCGGTCGCCCCGGCGGCAAGGATGTTGCCGACCGGCGACATGCGCCCCACCGAGAGCCAGGTGTCACCGACGCGGATGGAGGCGTCCGGCGTCCCGGCGAGGTAGTTCATGTCGCGCGCGCCCTGAGCCTGCTCGTCCGTGACGCCAGAGGCGATCCCCTTGGCCCGGAGGTACATCCCGAGGGCGAAGACGCTGCTCCCGGTGACGCCTCGTCCGAGGATCTTCGCCGCCTCGCGCTGCTCCGCCGCCGAGACCCCGGCGCCCTTGAGCGCCTTGCGCACGACAGCACCCACCTTCATCGCCCCCTCCGCCAGGCCGATCGGGCTGTACTCGGCGACCCTCGTAGCAACGGCTCCCGGCGTCTTGGCGAACGGGATCACGAACTCTCCCGCGGGGCCGAGCGCGGAGCGCACCGCGGTCAGCGCCTTGCCGGCTCGCGTCGCGTCCTGGAAGGTGGCCTCCTCGGCGTCGGCGCTCGCCCGCGCGGCCATCTCCGCGGAGGGGCTCCGCAGCGCCTCGGCGACCGGCACGCCGGCAGCCTTCGCCTGGTTGGCGATCGAGGTCCGCAGGGCGATCGTATTGAAGACCCGGTCTTCCGCCGAGAGGGAACCGAAGACGGTCCGCGTGTAGCCGTTGAGGATCTTCCCGCCGAGCCCCTCGCCGAAGTTGGTCGCGGTGCCAACGTCGAGCTTCGCCAGCGCCTCGGTGGGAACGTTCCCGCGCAGGATCGAGAGCCCCTCCTTCGCCCCCATCACGCCACCGGTGAGCACTTCTCGGAGCTCGTCCTTCGACAGCGCCGCGAGCGTCCGCTGCCCGGTGAACTTGCCCATCAGCTTGTCGGCGAGCACTCCGGCGGTGGTGCGCGAGACCATCTCCGCCGCCGTGTTCCCGGCCGTGCTCAACAGGTTCACCGCATGGGCCAGCGGGTTCGTGAGCAGATTCGCCTTGAAGTAGGTCGAGAGCTTCTCCAGGACGGTCGACGGCTTCTTCGCGGAGACGAGCTTGATGAACCCTTCGCGATCGCCAGCCTTCGCGAGCTCGATGATCTTCGCCCGGACCTCGGGGGTCATGGCCTCGGGTCCGAGGTGCTGGCGCGCCTTCATCGCCCACACCAACGGGTCGTTCGACCGCTGAGCCACGATCTTCAGGTTGTTCAGGTCCCGGCCGGCGCGGGTGCGCGCCTTGGAGAACTTCTCGAGGAGGTTCGAGTTCTGCCAGTCGAGAGCGTTGAGCTTCTTTTCGAGGAGCTCGCGCTCGCGGGCGGGGAGGCTGGGGTTGTCGAGCTGGCGCCCGATCACGCCCATGTCTGCGATGTTGCTCGAGACGATGTTCCGGATCGCGAGAGCTTCGGTCCCGCCGATCTTCCGGATGTCCTCGGCGGCGAGATCCTCCGCGGAGAAGCCGAGGTCGAGAGCCGCGCGCCGCGTCTCATCCCACGAGACGACTTGTTTGGGGTGCAGGCCGCGACCCTTGGCGACCTTCTCCACCGTCGCGCGCAGCCGCTCCTCGCCTGCGGCGTCGGCGAAACTGAACTTCGAGACGTTGACGTAGTCGTCGGCGAGCGGGCCGGGCTTGAATCCCTTGTCCGAGAGGATCGCCCAGGCGTTCGCCTTCCCGCTCCCGACTTCGTGGTGGACGGCGTCGAACCCGGCGACCTTGAGCCGCTCCCCCGCCGACTTGATCGCCTTCACGATCGAGTCGGGGTCGGTCGAGTCACCGCCGGCCAGCGCCAGCTCGCGATCGCGCAGCGCCTTCCAGAAGGCCATCCCGTCGATGGGCTCGTCCGACGAGATGGCGCCGTGTTCCTTGGCGGAGGAGACCGCGACCTCGGGGTCGATCGCGCGGAGCTCGTCGTAGGAGTACCGCCGGGCTACCGAGAACGGGCGAGAGACCGCAGCCTCACCCGAGACCACGCGCCCGCGATCGCCGTAGCCTTCGGCGAATTGGCGAGCGACCTGTTGGTCCTCGGTGACGTGCAGTCCGGGGAGGTGAGAGCCGAGGCGCTGCTCGGCGAGCCACGGGGCAGAGGCGGAGTCCGCCTGCCCGCGGAAGACTACTTGGCCGGGGAGGGGGACGTCGTCGCCGGCACCGGTGCGGAGCGCCGCTCGGGCAACCCGTCCGCCGCCAGCGTCGCCCGCACCAACGGCTTGAGACCCGGGTACGCCGCCCGCATCTCCGGCGACAGAGCCGCCACGAAGCGGGGATCGTCCAGGTCCTCGAGCGCTTCCACTCGGAACTTCTCGGAGGAGTTCATCGGCGAGAGGGTACGCCTCGCCCGCGTTGCCAGTCAAGCGTCGTCCACCGAGCTCCGCGCCGACGTCAGCGAGCCCGCGCGCCACACCGCGCCCGATGTCGTCGCTCAGGCCGCGCACTACCTTCCGGCCGGCCCCGACGAGAACGCCTCCGATCATCCCCGGGTCGACGAACTCGGCGGCGAGTTGCTTCGCCGCGTTCCCGGCCAGGCTCCCCGAGGGATCCGCGAGCTGCTCGTCCCGGCGCTCGTCAGCGAAGCGAGAGAGGTCCTGTCCCAAGCCGCGAAGCGGAGAGGCGGAGAGCAGCTTCCCCGTGATCTGCGCGCCCATCCCGACAGGACCGCCCACCGACCCGAAGGGCAACCGTCCGAGACCCTCGGCAGCACTCAGCGCCGCGCCGGCAGGGCCGACCACGTTCTGGATCGCCATGTTCTCGACGAGGTTCGGGCCGGGCCTGAGCTCTGGTACCGCGCTCGCTGGCAGGGCGCCAGGGAACGGCCGCAGCTTGCGCTCCCCGGTGCGACGGTTGACGCGCCACGGCCCCCGGTCCTCCCACTCGTCCGCCTCCGCTCCGTACTTGGCGAGCGGGTCCGGCGAGGAGTCGAGCCCGTACTTGGCGAGCGGATCTTCCGGGGCGCCGTACTTGGCGAGCGGATCGGCGTAGGATGCAGGCACTCAGACCCCCGCTATCGACGAGCCCCTCGGCGAGCCGCGATCCCGGCGCGCAGGTCCGAGAGCAGCGCGTTGCGATCCACGCTGCCGGCGGCGATCGAACGGCGGACGCGCGCTGCCGTCGTCGGGTCGAGCGACTCGAGCTCGCGCAGCGCCGACTCGACCTCGGAGTCTCCGGCACCAGCCGGCGCCGCACCTGCCGGGGACTCGGACGGCGGATTGGATCCCGGCGGCCCCTTCTTCAACAGGTTGAATTTCTCCGTCGCGAGCTGCTCGGTCGTCCGGTCCTCGTACTCGTACCGGTTCGACCCGTTCTTGACGCGTGCCGCCCAATCGACCGCGCTCTCCCAGAGCTCGGCGTCGCTCTTCCCGGAGCCCCCCTTCGTCGGGCGTGCTCCAGCTCCGAGCGCCTCGATCGGGCGAGCCTCACCGGTGCGCGGGTTGAGCCTCCAGACCGACCCATCGGCGAGGGTGGTGGTGGTCCAGTAGTCCTGCCGGGGCTCCGGAGGCTCGTAGCGGCCGAGCCCCTGGCTCCGCAGCGCCTTCTCCTTGGCGACCTCGTCTTCGACCGACCGCTGCCGCTTCCACGTCTCCACCTGAATCGGGTCGTCCGGGTTGACGCCAGCCGCCTTCATCGCTCGCCGGGAGTTGGCGCGCTCGCTCACGCCGAGACGGAGCTTGCCGAGCGACTCGAGGTCGCCCGATGCGGCGGCAGCGCGAGCCTGCGCGATGAAGGCGGGGTCGTCCGCTGCCTCCTGCTCGATCTCTGCGTAGAGGCCCTCGGCCACGGACCGCTTGCGGTTGTAGGACTCGGCGGTCCTGGCCTTCTCCTGCTGCTTCCAGGCGTCGTCGGCCGCCTGCCGCTGCGCCTGGTAGTTCGCCAGGGAGCGACGGCGAGCCTCCTGGACGGCCTGCTCCTCCATCCCGCCGGACTCCAGCGAAGCGGCGAGCATCGCCTCTCCCATCCGGCCGGAGCGCTGCTGCGAGAGTCCCTGCGACAGCACCGCGAGGATGCGCTCCCGGCGGATCCTCTTCTGCTCCTCCGCGGAGAGGTCGCGGACCGACTCCGGCAGCTTCGGCTCCGCCGGGTAGTCCGGCCCGCTGGAAGCGTCCAGCGACGGCCACTCGAACCCCGGCCGAGTGCGATTCGTCGTCGGTCGGTAGAGCGCTGCGAGGGACATCCCGGCGTAGGGCATCGTCTTCTCCTACTGGATCACACCCGGGTCGTCCCGCCGCTGTCCGTGCCGCGTTCCACCCGGCGAGCCCGCCGACGAGCGTCGTGCCGCGTTCCACCCGGCGAGCCCGCCGTAGATCGCTTGCCCCCACGGGGACGACATCGAGGCCCCGTTGTAGCCGCCCTGGCCGGACTGCGTTTCCGTCCCGTAGCCGCCGCTGTAGGCGTTCAACAAATCCGCGTACTGCATCTCCCGGCGCCAAGGCTCGTCGCGCGCCGTCTGCTCGCGGTCCCAATTGAACTGAGCCCATCGGAACTGATCGGCGCGCTGCTGCGCTGCGGCCTCGGCACGCTGAGCGGCGGCCTCGGCGCGGGCGTTGTTCCGCTGCGTGTCCATCTCGAGCCCCATCCCGCCGGCTGCCTGGAGGTCTCGGATGTCCTGCCCGGTGAGGTCGGGGACGAGGCCGAGCGCGGCGAGCTGGTTCTGCGAGTACTGGCCGGCGAGGTTCCCCATCCCCGACATGCCGAACTGCTCGGCGTCGAGCCCCATGCCGATCGCGTCCTGAAGCGCCCCCATGCGGGCGAGAGCGAGCTGCGTCTGCGCGCTCCGGTCGGCGGCGTAGGCCGAGGCCCCCGAGCTCGCCGCGCTGGACGCCAGCGACCCCTCGAGCTGAGCGGCGGAGTCGATCGAGTTCATGTCGTACTGGTTGGCGTAGCCGAGAGCTGCCATCCGGTCGGCGTTCCACTGCTCGAAGTCGGAGTAACGAAGCTGGTTCTCGCTATCGGCGAGCGCCGTCGCGTACTGCCCCGAGGCGTCTCCGAGAGCGGTCGCGTAGAGCCCGCCGCCAAAGCGGCCGGCGCCGGAGAACTCGTCGTTGATCCCCGGGATGGCGTTCTCGCGGAAGCTCTTCCCGATGCTCTTGTTCCGGGCCGCGATCATCGCGTCCATGTAGGGGTTGCGGGCGCCGTCGTAGGTCCCGTTGAGGATCCCCTGCATGTACCCCTTGGCGCCGACGAGGTCGGGAGTCACCGCCGTGCGCGCACCGCCGCCGCCACCGCGCGACACGCCGCCCGAGCCGCTCGCTCCGGACCCGGGCATCTCGCCGTTGAACAGCATCGCCTTGAACCGGGCGAGGTCGCTGTCGCCGCCGTAGCCGGAGTAGGCATCGAAGGCTTGGTCGAAGTAGGGGTTCTGGCTCCCCCCTTCGAGGAGCGACTGCGTGAACTGGTTGCTCGGGTCGTAGAGCTGGTGCCCGTTCAGAGCGCGCGAGCTCAGCCGGTCCATGATCGGCTGCGAGTTGCCGAACATGTCCGAAGCCCCGGACCAGGAAGTGTCGACGCTGTAGTCCTGGTTGCCCGGCATGTCGAGCAGACCCGCGGGGCGCCACGGATCCGCAGCCCCACCGTCCTGCGGGTTCCAGGAGCTCGCCGTCCCGAAGTTGCGCATGGTGTAGTCGCCGGAGACCGAGGGGTCGATGTCCCCCGGAGCGTTCGGGTCGACTCGGCGGATCTGGTTCCCGTTCCCCGCGTTGTTCTGCGGGAGGTAGTTCGGCGTCGAGAGCGGGCTGTTGCCGGTGCGCATGCCGTAGATCCGCCCGAGCGCCTCCTGGCGATAGGGCACCGACGGCTGCCACGGCTCCCGGGTGGTCCCGAGGTTGACCTTCCCGCCGTTCTTGATCGCCTTGTTCTGCTCTCGGCTGCTCATGTAGCCGGCAGCGGCGGTCCCGACTCCGACTGCGACTGCGACCCAGGACATCAGTCACCCCCTGCGTGGTCTTCCCCGTCCCCGCTGAGGAGAAGAGGCGGGGCTCCAAGCTCTTTCAGTGCGGCGCTGTAGAACTCGAAAGCGGTCTTCCCATCCTCGAGCTCGCGCCGTTCGATGATGCGGGCTTCGATCTTGTCGAGGTCGTCCTCTCCCTGCTCGCCCTCGTCGCCGACCAGCGGATGGAACGTGATCCATCGGCAGTCCTCGAGGATGTAGAGCAGGCGCCGCGTCCCCGGCTTCGTCACGCCGACATGCGGGGCTTCGACGTGCTCCACCCCGGAGCCCTCGATGTAGACGGCCGCCTTCCCCGAGATCACCACGTAGGGGTGCTCGGTCTTGTGGATGCGCGACGTCAGGAGCGTCCCTGCCGGCATGAAAATCTCCCGAGCGTAGAGCCCGGGGGTGAATCGGTGCGTGACGGGAAGCTCGACGGGAGGAGCGTCGCTCGCGAGCATTGCCTTCTCAAGCACGTCGAGCCTCTCGTCAACGCTTTTCGCGTCAGGAGTGGCAGTCTTCACGGCTTCCAGGGCCGCGACCATCGCTTCGGAGCTCATGCCCGGTATGCCTCCACCGTCACGCCGAGAAGCGCGAAGTCGTTGTTGTTCGCGTCCGTCCCGCCGATCCGCTGAACGAGCAGGGTCAGCGTCGTGTCGGTCTGGATGCTGACCGGACTGGTGGTCAGCGCCAGCGAGGCCGAGAGCTGGGTGGTGGTCGCCGCAGGCCCCGGGTAGTTCGCGGTCGTGTCGCCAATCTCCCTGCCCGTGGTCGGGTCGATCGCCGGCCCCATCGCCCACGCAGCAACGCGGATCGAGTAGTTGTTCGTGCTCGCCCCCGTCGATGTGTAGTAGAAGGTCGCGCGGAGATAGTGGTTGCGCCAGTTCTGGCGCACCGGGAGAGCCCACGCGTAGCCGGTCGTCGATCCGTCGGGAAACGTCTCGATCGGGTGCCGTCCAACGAGCCTCCCTGTCGTGGTCGAACCGTTTCCGCATCCAGCGAAGAGCCAGAGGCGATCGTAGACCTCGTCGGTGTAGGAGCCGAGGACCTGGCGGTCGACGTCGGCAGCGCCGATCCCGGTCTCCCCGAAGCGCAGCCCCTCGGGCATCAGCTAGCCCTCCCGACCTCTTGCCAGCGCACGTAGATGCCCTGGAACGCGGTCGTCGCCGCGAGCGTGTACTGCGGTATGGCGACCGAGAACTGCCACCACGATCCGTTCACCACGAACGGGAACCACTGCGCCTCGTCCGCGTCCGCCGAGGTGTAGGTCTCCGAGTGCACCCCCAGGACCATCCGCTGATCGTGAGCGGCGGTCGCCGTGATCGACATCGAGGGCCAGGAACCACCGACCCCGAGCTTCGTGGTCCACACCGGGAGGATCCCCGTCACCTGAATCGACGTCGGGCGCTCCGAATCTTCGAGTCCGAGCGTCTGCCGCCGCGTGGTCAGCGTCGCGCTCAGCGTCGACGTGTCCGAGAACTCGCCGCGGTAGAGGTTCCCGTCCTTCACGCCGAAGAGCACCGTCCCGCGGAGGACGTGCGTGTCGTTGTTCGAGACGTTCGGCATCTGGCACAGGCTCGCCAGCGGGAGCGTCCCGGAGTAGCCGCTGCCAACGCTCCAGCGGTCCTCGCGGGGGTTGTAGAAAAGGCAGTCGTTGTGCGCCCAGGAGGACTGCCCGACCTTCTGGTACGACCAGACGATCAGGCCGGCGGCCGGGTCGTAGCTGCCGATGAGGACCTGGTCCTCGTCAGCGATTGAGGCGGGCATCGAGCGCGCCAGCGCGCCGCCGCTGAAGGCCGCATCGGTGAGATACCATCCGACGACGTCGGCGCCGATCCGCTCCGGCATCGAGACGCCGTCGGTGACGTAGAAGGAGTCGCCGCCCCAGAAATAGACCTTCGAGTCACACGAGACGATCGATCGCGAGTAGGGGGTCCCGATGCTGCTGGTTAGGTCGCGCACGCGGAAGACCGTGGCGCCGCCGGTCCACTCGATGGCGTGGATCGAGCGCCGCTTGAAGACGAGCGCGAAGTCGCCGCCGACGAGACCAGTGATCTGCCCCGGGCACGAAACGATCCTCTGGTAGTCGGTCTGCGTCTGCCGGTCGCGCCCGAACGAGCGCGCGTTGTCTACGGCAGAGATCCAGATTTCGTCGTCGTAGTGCCCCGAGAGGTTGATCCCGGCGAGCATGAGCTGGTTCCTGAACGGGGCACAGAACCGAGCCTTCGGCTTGTCCGTCGAGGTGATGAGGTCGGCGAACGCCCCAGTGTTCCCCGCCCGGTACTGGACCGGGTCGATGTAGTTGGTGGCGATCACGTCGTTGCCCCACGAGCAGAACGACCAGGACCCGGGGTTGATCGCCCCACCCGAGTAGCCGCCGCCCTTCGAGATGTCGGTCACGACCAGGCGACTCGCTTCGTAGAGCTTCGTCTTGCTGCCGACGAACGTCGTGGGGATGTCGCCGCGGTACGTCGTGACCGAGTCCGGGATCTGCATCTCGGCCCACGACACTTCGGCGCGGGACTCGGACGGACCCTGGACCTCGGCCCACGAGACTTCGATCCGTCGGACCTCGGGGACGGCGAACTCGAGCCAGTAGCATGCGACGTCGGGCTCGGCCGTGACGACCCGCAGGAACAGGTCGGTGTAATCGGTGATCGAGTTCGCCTCGGCGGCCGTGAGCGTGTAGCTGTAGGTCGTCGGGAGCGTCGAAAGGGTCGCCGACGGCAGCGCCGCGATCAGCGAGGACCCCTGGTAGAGGTAGACGTTGCAGGACGCGGACGCGGTCGAGAGCTTGCCAAGCCGGGCGCGCAGGATGTGGTCGCCGGAGCAGAGCGGATCGCTGACGTCCGAGAGCGAGAGGTAGACGTCGAAACCCGGCTGCATGACGCTGCCGTAGAAGTAGTCGGAATCCGATGCGCTGGCCTCGTCGACCGCCTCGTAGAGCGTCGCCTCGGTCGAGAGCGGGAGCGTCCCTGTGTAGCTGTCGTCGCCGTCCGGCCGAGCGTACTGGAAGACGGTGCTCGTCGCCTCGGCCGGGAACGACGCCTCGAACTCCATCGAGAGGGCCGCGAGGTCGATCGTCTCGTCGACCACGAACCCAGACGACTGCGTCGCGAACGTGGTGGAAGCGGACGCGTGGGTGTTCTCGGCGATCAGCGTGGATCCATGCTTCAGCCGGGCGACCAGCTTCGCGCCAGCGTTTGCCCCGCGGTAGCGGTAGCGCCAGCTGTAATGCGTCCACGGCTGGACGCTCGCAATGGCGCCGAAGGTCGCGACGTAGGAATCGCTCGATCCTCCGACCGACAGCGCCTTGCTCTTCGCGTAGTCGCCGTCTCCCGCGCTCGTCTCGTCGATCGTGGCGTAGAGCGAGGATCCCGATCCTCCGTTGGTGAGCCAGCCGCCGATTGACGAGTCCGCAGTCGGCCGGGCGTACTGCGCCGATCCCGGCACGGTCGCGATGAACTTGAAGATCAGGTTGTTCAGGTTCCCGATGGAGGCGATCTCTGGACCCGAGAGCGCGTACTCGGCCGTCGTCCAGTCGGGGACCGCCGAGGCCCCGCTGGCCGTCAGCGTGGCACGGGTGGTCGCGAGCCCCTCGAGCAGCTTGAAGTCGAGCGTCCACGCGCCAGTCGTGACGGGGATCCGGTAGCGGAAGCGGATGTAGTAGTTTACCGCCGCGCCTCCGCCCGCGGGGTTCGTGACGTTGACGTAGAACGCCGCGGAGCTTGGGGCGTTCCCGGCCACGATGTAGTCCGACTCGCTCGGCGACTCCTCGTCGATGAAGGTGTAGAGGTCGTCGGCCGCCCCGGTCTTCGAGCGCCACGCGGAGTTCGGCACGTCGGTCTTCGGCCGGAGGAACTCGAGCGCCTGCGCCTGCTGGTAGACGTGGGTGTAGGCGCCCAGGCACGAGTCGTCGGCCACCGAGCAAAGGCGATTGATCCCCTGCAACGCTCTCCATCCGCCGTGGATCGGCAGGACGTTGCTCGCGACTGAGAGGCCGGGACCGTAGTCCCCGCCGTCGGGCTGGAACGCCGAGAACGGGATGAAGGTGATCGGCACGTCAGGCTCCGCCGAAGGTCCATGCCGCCTGCACGCCGCGCAGCTTCTTCATATGCCACTCGTTCTCGAGGGTCTCGAGCTCGGCCTGGAACAGACCGAGCGCCATCTGCGCGGCCTCGGCGTCCTTGGCGAGCGTGAGGTGGTAATTGTAGAGCACCGCGTTCATCAGCGCCGTCTCGCCGCGGTCGAACCACGGGTTGGTGTGGGTGGTCGACGCATCGGTGATGAGGTCTCCGGTCGCGGTGTCGCGCGTCGCGTCCTTGAAGTAGTCGCCTTTGATCGTGACGACCGTCCGTGGCACCGGGGCGAAAATGAGCTTCTGGTGGTGCCACGCCCACGCCGCGAGGACCTCTCCCTCCTCGTAGGGGCCGAACTCCTCGCGAATCACCGCGATCGGCGCCGGACCGTGGATCAGGATGTTCTGCGCGTTGACGCCCGATCCGATCTGGACGTAGACGGTGTCGAACTCCATCGCCGCCGGGGGGAACCCGACCGCCGTGGAGTCGTACTCGGCCTGTCCAGCCACCGTCGAGAAAGAGAAGCTGTCCTCCATCATCAGCGTCCGCTTGTGGCTCAGGCTCTTCAACCACGAGACGGTCGCTTGCTTGATGAACGGGGTCGTCCGGAGGTTCTTGTTGTTGACCCGGTCTTCGCACTTCACGATGAACTCCGCGAAAGTGCTCATTCGACCCCTCCAGGAGAGAACAGAAGCCGGCGACGGTCCCCTCGGCAGAGGAGAACCAGGAGGACCTCGGAAACCGCCGCCGGCCGACTACCCATGGCGTCAGCGCCAGATGGCGAGGAGCACCATCGTCGGGGTGGCGGCGGCGTTCCGCGCCGTGTTGACGTAGGTCCCGATGATGCCGACGTTGTCGGCGTCGCTCGGGACCTGCGGGAGCGTCGGGAGGAGCACCCACGTCACGGTCGTGATGGCCGTGGCGAAGGCGGTCCCGGCGTTGTAGAGGATGGTGTCCGTCGCGGTCCCGTTCTTGTCGACGGTCCGGAGGATGATGTCCATGTCGAGCACGCCGGTGCCGGAGTCGCCGTCGCCGCAGGTGAAGGCGAGCGCGACGAGCTTCTTGCCGTACCGGACCGGGATGAGCCCGACGAAGTCGCCGGCATCGTCCAGGGACGTGTCGGCGTAGGTGTAGGAGACGATGTCGCAGTCGTCGCCGAAGGGCGAGGAGATCGGGCGCCCGGTTGCCGGGGCCGACGAGCTCGCGCTGGCGAAGAGCGAGGAGTAGACGCTGGTTGCGGCCATGATCGCGCTCCTTAGACCGCGCTGTAGTGGACGACCCGGAACGAGCTCCAGGACGTGCCGTTGACGATCGTGCGCTTGAAGCCGCGCACCGTGTCGGTGAGGATCGAGAGCCGGCGGTGAACCACGTGCTCGGAGTAGCCGAGATGATCGCCGTCGGAGAAGCTCTCGCCGTACATCCAGTGACCGGCCCGGGCGCCGAAGAAGGCGGCGCAACGGGTGTTCGCCTGCGCGGCGCCCGTGGTGATGCCCTGCGGGGCGAAGTCGGAGCGCAGCACGAGGGTCTTGCCGTAGATGAACCCTTCTCCGGTGATGAGCGGGCTCATCGACAGGTCGAGACCGCCCTGGATGGCGGCCTTCGAGAGGTCGTACATGTCGCTCCCGGTGCTGTTCTCCTTGATCTGCTGGAAGCCCGTCCCGTGGCAGATCAGGATGTACAGCGGGCCGAAAGGCGTGTCGGCCGGGACCATCGGCCAGTCGACCCACGCGGTCGAGGTGGCGCGCGTGACGAGGTCGTCGATCACGTGGGTGTCGAGCACCGACGTGTTGTCACCGGCGACCTGCGCTTCCGTGGTGTTGGCGCCCGAGCCGTCCGGGCAGTAGTAGATGTGGTTTGCGTCCTGAGCGGTCACGATGTTGCCGCCCGAGAAGCCGTAGTCGGTGTAGCCGGTGTTGACCAGCGTGTTGCCGACAAGCTGGTTGAAGACGGTGCGCTCGTCGAGGTACGCCCACTGAAGGGCGAGACGCGAGAGCACCTGCGCCTTGCGGTCGAAGTCAACGAGCCCCTGCTCGAGGATGTAGTTCTCGACCTTGCCGTCGTACTTGAGGTATCGCAGCGCGACCGAGTCCTCGTACTCGGATTCGGTCGACTCGGCACCAACGGTGGCGTCTCCGGCGCCCTTCGGCGCCTCGTTCCGGTTGGCCGCCGTGAAGCGGATGTTGAAGGTGGTGCCGCGCGTCGCGCCGGCACGATCCTCGAGCACGAACGCCGAGGTGTCTTCGGTGCCGACGAATGCGCTGAGTGGGGTGCTGAGCTCGGCCTCGAGAATCAGACCGGCCTTGGCCTTGGTCAGATTCAGTGCCGAGCCGTAACCGATGTCGCTCATCCGGGTGGTCCTCCGTGAGGGACTGCTCCCTGTCGCGGAGGCGTTTTAGGTGCCTCTGAACCGCTCGGCCTTTTCGAGCCTCGGCCGGTGTGGCGCTCGGGTTTCCCGCCCCGGAGGCGGCCGCGATCAGCTCGCGGTGGGCGCTCGGCGCGCGATCGGCGCCGGAGATTGGTGCAGCTATCGTAGCGCTACGCGCCGTCCGAGAGAAGTGCCCTCAGGCGCGCGCGTGCGTTCGGTGCCTTGATCCCCTCGCGAGCCATCGCCTCTCGGACCTCGGCGACGGTGACTCGGTCCTTCCCGCGGAGCGACGCGATCCCGCCGCCGGCCGTCTTGCCGACCCCGCCCTGCGAAAGCGAGCCGGCGAGACCGGAGCGGGCCGCCTTCTCGAGGGCCTGGGTCTCCTCGCGCCGCGCTGCCGTCGGCGCCGGCTTGCGTTCCGGAACCGGTCCGGCGGGAGCCTGAGCGCCGATTCCCTCGGCGCGGATCGCCGAATCGACGTAGGCCGCCGGGTTGAAGCCGTGTTGCAGGGCCATCACCACCATGCCGTTCAAGTGCATGCCGACCAAGGCGTTCGCTGCCGGGACGTTCCCGCTCGGCTGGTCCGGGTAGCCCATCGCGCGGAAGCGCTGGAGCAGCGTCTTCGCGTAGACGTCGAGGCGCTCCTGATACCCCTGGCCCTGCGGCGAAGCCGCGTAGAGTTCCTCGGCCACCTCCATCGTCTCGCGACGCTCGTCGAGTGCAGCGAAGAACTGCTCTTGCTGCGCCGCCTGGCGCTGCTCCTGCTGGCGCCGATCCTCCTGGCTCTCGAAGAGCTTCGTCAGCGGCGAGAGACGCTCCTCGATCGCCTTGACGGACTGGCGGTCGCGCCACAGATACCAGGAGCGCGGGTCCTGGTCGAAGTCCGGCTCCGGGTCTTCGACCTTGGCCGGCGCTGCGGCGGCGGCGGGATCGTCGCGCGAGGTCAGAACGCTCCGGCCGAACTCTCGCCATTCCTCGTTCTCCTGGCGCAGCCGCTCGAGCTCGCGCTTGCGGGAGATGCGGTCGCGGATCGCCTGCTGCGTGCGGAGGTGGACATCCTCCGCCGACTGGTCTCCCTGCCCGGAGCCGCCCGACGCGGGCGCCTTGCCCGGCTGCGCCGGCCCAGCGGGAGAGGACGACGGGGAGAGCGACTCGGCGAGCTTCGGATCGCCCCCGAACCGCTCGATCACCTTCGCGTTCCGCGAGTCGGTGGCCTGATCGACGGACTGTCCCGACGAGCTCTGCTCCGGGGGAGCGGCTGCCGGGGTGAGTTCTGGTTCCATGCTCTCGGTCTCCTCTGTGGGTTACGCCTGCGGGGGCGCCTGTCCGCCCCCTTGCTGCGCCTGGATCTGCTGCATCACCTGGCCGACGATATCGGCCGCCTGGTCGGGGGGCATCCCGAGCAGGGCATTCATCACGCCCTCGCCCGTCTTCATCGCCTCGAGCTGCTTCGCCGCACCCTCGTAGGTGTCGCCGAGGATCTTCGCCTGGTCGCCTGGGAGCGGCATGTTCTTGAGGAGCACCATGAGCAGCGGGCTGATGTCGAGCCCGGCGCCCTTGATCGTCTCCGCGAGCTCCTTGAATACCCCCTGCTCGAGGATCTTGTAGACCGCCTGCCGGCTGGTCGGGCTCGCCTGGCCGACGTCGACGGCGACGTTGAACTCGAGCGGGTCGACCGTCTTCAGGATGGACCCGGGGGTGAGCGGCATGCCCCGCTCGTCGAGGATCGGCTGGTCCGTCTCCTCGTCCCAGAGCATGCCCTTGAAGTCCCGCGGGTTCACGGTGCCGATCATCTTGTCGAGCGTCGACACCGGGAGCAGCTTCAGCATCATCTCGAGCCGCAGGCGGCCAGCGCGTATCCGGTAGAGCGTGAACGGGTCGATGGCCGGGTTGAGCATGACCATCGACTGGCTCTGCATGTTGCTGATGAGCACGTTCGACCGCTCGGTCTGCATCGTACCCTTCAGCGCGTCGGTCACGCCCGTGATGTAGCTGAACATCGAGATCAGGACGTCGAGGAACCGTTCGAATCCCTGCATCCCCTGGCCGACCGGCTTCTCCTTGATGCGCCCAGCCGTGACGGCGTCGTTCGCGACGACGTGCCACATCCCGGGGATCGACTGCTCCGCCTGGAACGCCTCCAGGGAGCCGAGCACCGCCCCCTTCTCGATGAACCCTCCGCCCTTCGAGTTGCGGCCGAGGATGTCGATCTGCACGCCGAGTGTGCGGTTCAGGTACATCTGAGCCCCGAGCACCACCTCCGCCACGCCGAAGAAGCGGACGCGCTCCTCGGTGACGTTCTTGTGGCGGAAACACGTGATGGCCTCGTAGGGGAACCCGGAGATTTCGAGCTCGTTGTGTTCCAGGACGACGCCGTCCCCGGGCTTCGCCGAGTCGCCGAGGATGAAAGCGCGGAACACCTTTTCGCGCGGGTAGCGGAAGCTCACCTCGATCTCGAGCGGCTCCGGCGGCTGCGGCAGCATCTCGTGGGGAGGCGGAGGCGTCCCCGGGGGAGCGTCGACCACCGCGAGCGCCGCGGTCGCGGCCTGCTGCTGGAACTCGGCGGAGGCCACGCGGAACGAGTCCTCGAGCTCCGCACGGCGCGCGGCGAGGGCCTCGAGGTCGGTGTCCATCTCCTCGCCCGTCTCCGGATCGGTCCAGACGACGTGCGGCACGTAGCGCTTGTAGCAGAAGTCGTAGACCAGGACGCGCGATCGGCGGCCCGGGTTCTTGATCTTGGACCACTTCCCGCGCTCGGACGCCATCGGGGCCGAGGTAGGGATGAGCCCGAGGTTCACCTTCGTCCCGACGTCGTTCGCCTTGTCGGGCCAGCGCGCCTGGATCTCCTCAAGGATCCACCCGCGGCGCCGGATGAAGTAGCGGCCGTCGACGAGGCAGTCGTCCGTTGCGTCCGGGTCCGGGAAGCACTCCCACGGCTGCACATGAACCGTGCGGACCTGCGCCGGCCGCTTCGACAGGTCCAGGAACGTCTCGGTGAAGCCGTAGCCGCAGACCAGGTCGTCCGTGAAGCCATCGCTCTCGTGGCGGTAGCCGTCGCTCTTCGCCATGGCGGCACGGTTGAGGCGGGTCCCCCACTCGGCTTGCACGGCGTCTTCGGCCTCGAGCCCCGTGCCGCGGAAGACGGCCTCCTTCCGGTCCGCCTGGTCTCCGCCGACGACCGCGTTGATGGTCCCGAGCATCAGGTTGTAGTCGATAGGGGGGCGCTTCGTGCGCTGAAGGTTGCTCTTGTCGGCGTCAGAAAGGGTTTCGCCAGCGTAGGCGTCGAAAAGGCGCTTCGCCTTCTCCCAAATCGGATTGAACCAGGATTGCGAGTCCTTCAGGCAGTCCCAGAAGAAGTCCGTCAGCTCTTTGTCGTTGAGCGCCTTGCCGAATTCCGGCTCGGAGGTGAGGCTCTTCACGGTGTTGTCTGCCACCTACCACCCCCACCCGCTGACTGCGTTCGCCTCTTCGAGGCGCGAGGATTCGTGCGACCCCATGAGGGACGCCGGATCGGCCGGGACCTCCTCCGGGTACGGGAGGAGCGACTTCACTTCTGGCTGCTCGGCCCAGGCGTCGCAGTCGAGCGCGTCGTCGTGGACCACGGACCCCGGGACGGGCGTCCACTTCGAGAATTCGTCCTCGACGAACTGGCGATAAGTGTCCCGCGAGTCGTGGACCTCAGCGCGCGGCGTCACCAGCGTCGTGTCGCGCGTCGTCGCGCGAATCGCGTCGATGTAGCGCGGCCCGCTCCCGTGACCGAAGCCGGCGGACGGGTTCCACACGTCGCCGCGGCGGTAGGCGGGCTGGAGCAGCGAGATCCGACTCTCCTTCGGCCGCTTGATCGCCGGCAGCTTGCGGATCTCGAACCGGTAGGAGCGAGTCTCCTGCTCCTTCTCGACGGTTCCCTTGATGCCCGACCCGGCGTACTCCTCGATCCAGGTAGTCGTCGGCCGCCAGAGGCGCACGAGCGAGAAGATCAGGTCGAGAGCATCGGGGAGCTGGAGCCTCTCGCGCCAAAGGTCGATGTTGTAGCGCCGGCCGTCGGCGCCGAGCCCGATGATCCGGAAGACCCAGAAGTCCGATCGGCTGCTCGGGTCCAGGCCGGCGGGGTCGATGATGAGCTGGAGCACCTTGCCCTTCGCCTCTTCGCGCGGCGTCTTCGAGTATTCCTTGAGCCAGGCGAGGTCGAAGCCCTGGTCGCCCTTCGCGACCGGGTCCCCCTGCATCTGGCACGAGAACTCGTAAGGACCGAGCTTGCGGCGCCACTTCTCGAGGAACGCCCGGGACCGGAGCTGCGGCGTCCAGTCCTTCTCCGCGTCGGCGTTCGCCGACCACTTCAGGCCGGGGACCTTCGGCACGTAGGCGGGGCGGTACGAGCGGCGCGAGAAGAAGTCCCCCTCGCGCAGGAGACGCATGTTCGGGTCGTCGGCGTCCCACACCGTTCCGACCCAACGGGTGATCGTGTCGTCCTGGCCGAGGGCGACCGACTGGCGCATGCGCTTCTTCGTCTCCTCGATCTCCCGGACGCTCGCGACCGTCTTCTGGACCACGGCATCGTCGACGATGATCCGCCGGTAGTGGCCGCTGGTCGGCTGGTGGGTGATCGAGTGGATCGAGAACGTGGGCTCGCGCGGGCCGGGCGGCCGAAGCACGGTGATGCGGTCGCCGGTAAAAAGCGGGTAGGCCCGGACGTCAGAAGCGAACGTCTTGGGCCAGAGCTTCGGGAAATTCGGGTTCTTCCTGAGCTCGTCCGAGAACGAGGTGAAGATTTGCTCGCCGGCCTGGTCGACCTTGTGGGTGAGGATCGCCACCGTTAGCGTGGGGTCCTTCGCGAGCTCCCAGAGGCTGAGGTTCTTGGTGACGAGCTCGGTCTTGAAGAAGAAGCGCGCCCAGTTGTAGAACACGTCCTCGGCGCTGGCCTCCGCGTCGTCCTGCAATTCGCGGCAGCAGTCGAAGACGAAGGGCTCGTCGATCCACAGGCTCCCGCGGCGCGAGTGCCCGGGGTCCTTGATCTTGAACCGGCCGAACGACGTGACCCACTTGCAGAAAGCCCAGAAGTCCACCTCCACGAGGGAGCGCAGTCGGGAATGCGCTCGAGCCCGGTCGGTATCGCAACGGATCGTCTCCCACGCCTCGGTGTAGAGGGGGGAGTCGGGGCGAGACGGGAGCGACCAGGGGACGTCAGGCATCGGTCGCCGCCTCTTCGGTCTCCTTCGGCTGGAGCCCGCCAGCATGCCGCGCCGCGAGTTCGCCGAGCCAGGTGTCGTGCTCCCTCGAAACGTCGTGCTCGTTGACCTGAGGGTCTCCGCCACGCGATGCGCCGTCGGAGTCCCCGCGCCGGTAGCGCCCGACGTTCGCGACGAGGAACGCCCGCGCCGCCGTCACCTCGCCGGCTGCCCCGCCCTTCGCGATCGTGTCCTCGTTCTGGATCTTGAGCTCTTCCCACCAGTCTTCGTAGCGCTCGCTGAACTCCTTCGAGCTGCGGAGCCACCCCTTGACGGTGCGCCAGCGGACGTGCGCCTCGTTGCACGCCTCGATGCGGTCGTTCTTGGCGGCGAGCACGCGGAGAAAGCGGCGCTGATCCGACGAGAGGGTGCCGGGAGGCTCCTCGGCCGCGGTGCCCGGCTGCGGATCCGGGGCAACCGAGGAAGCCTCCTCGGCGGCGGGGGGTGTTGCGGCCGCCGGGGCGGAGGCGGTGGACTTCCCCTCCTGCGCCCCGACGATCGGACGCAGAAGGGCGAGGATCTCAGCCTCCCTCGCCTTCCACGTCGGGTTATCCTTGCGGTAGTCCGTGAGGTGCTGACGAGATGGGACCCCAGCCATCCGGCGGATGGCAGAGCGGCGCATCGTCGCGCCGTGCTTCTCGAGCAGTTCGAGGTACTGCTCGTAGGATCCCGCGCTCATCGCTCGTCAGACCCGCCGATCGCGCGGCGGGCGCGTGCGCATCGGCATGATCGCGCCGCGGCCGGCGTTGTTCCCCATCACGCCCTGAGCCCCGCCGCCGTTCATGCTGGCGTAGCCGCCCGGGACGTCGCCCATGTTCCCGCGGCCCGAGCCGAACGCCGAGCCCGACCGAGCCATCATCGCCGCGCGAAGCGCCTCGATCTGGCGCGGGTCCGGGCCCTGGCCGTCCATCGGCATCGGGCCTCCTCCGCCAGCGTTCGGAGGAAGCATCGCCGGGCGCTGGTAGAGCTGCGCGAGGCTGCCGAGCGTCGGGGGTCCGCCGCCCATGGTCGCCGACTGCATCGGATCGCCACCCCCCGGGGCCCCCCCCATCGCCATCGGCGGCGGACCGACCGGCTCGTTCTTCGGACCCTCGGCGCCGAACCCGCCACCGGCGAAGGGAGCCGGAACACCCTGCGGCGGGCCGCCCATGAATCCGGGGTCACGACGCGGGCGCCGGAACCCGAACGGGGCGGACGGGACTCCCGGGGCCGAGCCGGCGCCCGGGTCCGGTCCCACCTGGATCGGCGGGCCGAGCAGCCGCGGGTCACGCCCCCCGATCGGAGGGTCGATCCGCTGCGCCGGGTCCGTCTGCGGGGGCATCCGCTGGGGCGGGCTCTTGAACTGAGACCCTCCCCCCTTCTTCACGAGATCGCTCGCCTTGACCGAGGCTCGGCCAAGCGCTCCGGACGAGACCGGAGAGACCCCTGCCTTGTAGGCCATCGTCCTGCTCCTCCCTGGCCGGATCGGCCGTCAGCGCTTGCCCGTCTTCTTCGTGCCGGCCGCCGGCACCTTGCCGGCCGGGGGCGTCGTGCCCTTCTTCGGGAGGGAGCGCCCCTCCGGGAACCCCGGGAAGCTCGTGCCCACGTTCTTCATCGCCCTGCTCCTTTTCGTCCTCGTCGAGCCACCGATTGCTCCGCCGCCGCCGGGCCGCTCCCGACTTCTGGCCGGCGAGCCGTCGCTGCTCGATCGCTTTCTTGACCGCCTCGCCCGACACGTCTCGGGACTCGAAAATCCCCTTCAGCGCGTGAAGGAGATCGAATGGCATCTTCCCGCCAGCCGGCACGATCTCCGTGCGCTGCCGCCCCCCAGAAATCACCAAGCGGGGGTCGCGGTGGCTCGTGTCGAACCGGACCTCGTGCCGTGACCGCACCATCGCCACGGACTTCGGGGACGACAGGGCCATGAATCCGGCCAGGTGTTCGCCCCGCAGCGCGCCGCGGATCACCTTGCAGTGGATCCTCCCGGACGGCCCGACCAGAATGAACCGGTCGGCGTCCTTCCGCAGGTTGCGGATCTGCCAGGCGCTCATCCTCGCCCCCCGGACACCAGAACCCCGCGCGGCGCCCGCCGACCCGGGACCACCTGCGGGAGGGTCGGCAGGACCAGCCCCGACTCGAGCTCCTTCACGACAGCTCGCGGGATCCGGACGAACACCAGCATGTCGCGCTTCTCCTGGTCCCCCCCACGAAGCGAGAGGACCGTCTCGTCGGGGACCTGGACGGTGATTGCGCCCGGCGCCCCGTTGCGCCCGCGGCGCATCTCGGTGACATTCGGCGTCACCGGGTAGAGCGAAACCCGGTCGACGTGGTGCTTGAGAGCCAGGCGGAGGGTGTGCAGAACGTTCATCCCTTGGCGACCCCCTCGCCGTACATCTGGCTCCTCGTCCCGGTGCGCGGGCAGATGGGATCGAGCGTCGGGCGCGGGGGGTGAGCTGGCGTCATGCGATGGCCGTCCATGCGTCGACCGCGGCCAGCACAGCAGCGGCCCGATACTGATCGGCGTCGCCGTGAGCTCCAGAGCAGGTGACGACCTCGGCGACCGTGGCGCCGGTAGCCCGAGCAGCCAGCGCGTCGGCGTGGTCAGCCTTCGGGGTGGTTGTGTCATCCGGAGACGCAAACAGCAGCAGGCGCTTGCCGTTCCAGGTGGACGCCGCGAGCAGCAGCAGTACGGTCGATCCGCTCACCGGTCAGCCCCCCATCGAGACTTCGATCGCCGATCCGTACAGCAACAACAGCGA